GTTAGATAGTACTAGAAGTAATGATGGTAACTCAATTGGTTGGTACTTAGATAGATATCAAACACCTTTAACTCCGTTCCTTGTATCTGAATTAAGAGGTAATAAGGTATTCAAACTCTTTAAGTTCCATAGTATTTCAGATGGTACAAATGCTAATACAGAAATTAAAGTTTCGATTGCAAATATCTCATTCGTAAATGGAACATTCGATGTGTTGGTAAGGAATTATAATGATACCGACCAAAATCCTGTGATAATTGAAAAATTCTCAAACTGTAGCATGAACCCTTCGCTTAATAACTTCGTTGCTAAGAGAATTGGTACCGCTGATGGAGAATACGAACTTAAATCAAAGTATGTAATGGTTGAATTAAGTGATGAGTATCCTGCTGACGCATTACCATGTGGTTTTGAAGGTTATTTAATGAGAGAATATGATGCTGAAACTCCTCCGTTCGTGGTTTACAAAACAAAATACGATTTTCCGGGTGAGGTTATCTACAATCCTCCATTTGGTACATTGGCTGGTAGTGAAGATTCGTTCAGAAGTAGCGGTGATAGAATAAGAAACACTTACTTGGGTATTTCTTCGGATATTCCGGCTGACCCCGATTTCTTCTACTACAAAGGTAAGAAAAATACATCATCTGTTGAACTTTGTACCAGCGAAACTTCTGATTCGTGGATGTATCTCACAAAAGGTTTCCACATGGATATTAACGCATCGGTAATCAAAATCGCCCCTGAGTTCGTAACATCGGGTAAATCAGCTTATGATGTTGGTGTAACAACATTTACATCTGAACCCACATCAGCAAGCGACCCTTATTACAGATTACAATCTCGTAAGTTTACGCTTTACTTCCAAAATGGTTTCGATGGTTGGGACATTTACACCGAATCAAGAACCAATACGGATAGATTCCAATTAGGTGGTTCTGGTTATCAGAATGGCGCTTGTCCTTCAGTGAGATACCCTGACGCTACTGGTGTTGGATTGCTCAAACAGATTTCAGTAAATGACACATTCACCGATTATGCAAATACTGACTTCTACGCTTACTTGTATGGTATTAGACAATTTGCAAATCCTGAAGCAACAACAATTAACGCTCTTGTAACTCCGGGTATTGATTTTGTAAATAACATACAACTTATCGAGGATACAATTACAATGGTTGAGCAAGAAAGAGCGGATTCGCTTTATATCATGACAACCCCTGATATGAATATGTTTGTTCCAACCGCTTCAGACCCCGCTGACTTCTACACACCAACAGATATTGTTGACCAATTGGAAGCAGCAAATATTGATTCAAACTACTCAGCAACATATTATCCTTGGATTCTTGTTAAGGACACTGTAAATAATACTCAAATTTATATTCCAGCAACAGGTGAAGTTTGCAGAAACTTAGCATTAACAGATAACATCGCATTCCCTTGGTTCGCAACTGCTGGTTATACAAGAGGTATTGTTAACTCAGTTAAAGCTAGAAAGAAGCTTACACAAGAAGATAGAGACACGTTGTATCAGGGTAGAATTAACCCGATTGCTACCTTCAGTGATGTTGGTACGGTAATCTGGGGTAATAAAACCTTACAAGTCGCTGAGTCTGCTCTAGATAGAATCAACGTTAGAAGATTGTTACTACAAACAAGAAAGTTAATCTCCGCTGTTGCTATCAGATTGTTGTTCGAACAAAACGATAGTAAAGTAAGACAAGACTTCTTGGATTCTGTAAATCCGATTCTTGATTCAATCAGAAGGGACAGAGGTTTATATGATTTCCGAGTAACGGTTTCATCATCCCCTGAAGATTTAGATAGAAATCAGTTGGTGGGTAAAATCTATATAAAACCAACAAAATCCCTAGAATTTATTGATATTGAATTCTTAATCACACCTACAGGTGCTAGTTTTGAGAATATTTAATTAATCATTTTACAAAAAGAAATGCCCCATTTTCGTGGGGCATTTCTTTTTTATTTAAATTCTTGTATATTTATTTAATGAGTGACGTACTTATCCACTATAAAATAATTTGACATGAATATAGAATTAATTTGTAACCATTGTAATAATTCATTTATTACTTTATATAAACATCGAAATAAAAAATATTGTAATCAGGAGTGTTATCTTGCACACGCAAAGGAACATAAAGCATTTGGAAGAAAAAAAGACGGCTCAGTACGAGAAGTAAGAAAATGCGTGGAATGTGGAAATGAATTTATAGAAAGAAAAAAATATGAAAGAAAAATTTGTTCTGATGAATGTAGAACTAAATGGAATTCAAAACCAGAAAATATTAAATATAAGTTAGATAAAACTGCGGAAGCTATGATTAAAAAATATGGGACTTCTAGTATTTTTGAATTAAATTCGTTTAAAGAAAATAGAAAACAATTATTAATCAATAAGTACGGTGTTGATAGTCTAATGAAGGTACCTGAAATTTTAGATAAATTAAAAGCGACTTATAGAAAAAAACAATTAGATACTCTTATTCCAAAGTTAGAAAAACATAATTTACGTTTATTAGATGAGTATAAGGCGAATAAAAATGGAAATACGTCACAACCTTATAATTTTCAATGTCTAACATGTGATAATGTTTTCACAAGCACTTTATTAGGTTGTGGTAAAATACCCATCTGTAGAAAATGTTACCCAACTATTAAAAATTCTGTATTGGAACTAAAAATTAGAGATTTTCTAAATTATAATAATATCGCACATATTGACAATAACAGAAAATTGTTAAATGGTTTAGAAATCGACATAATCTTACCTGATTATAATATAGGAATTGAAGTTAATGGACATTATTATCATTCAGATTTACATGGTAAAGGTAAAGGATACCACTTACACAAAACAACATTAAGTGAAGAGAATAATATAAAACTTATACAAATCTTTGAGGATGAGATTATTCTTAAACCAGATATTGTTCTCTCTCGTATTTCAGGAATGATTGGTTTAGATACTAAAATCTATGCTAGAAAATGTGAAATAAAGGAAGTATCTAAGAGACTTTCACAACAATTTTTAGAAGATAACCATATCCAAGGGAATTGTGTAGATAGACTTCGTTATGGGTTATATTACGATAAAGAACTGGTTAGTTTAATAACCTTCGGAGGTAAGAGGAAAGTTCTTGGTAGTACTCAAAGTGATGGTGAGTTTGAATTAGCTAGATTCTGCAATAAAAAATATCATACGGTTATTGGCGGATTTTCTAAACTTTTAAAACATTTTATTAAAAATAATAATGTTAAGAAAATTATAACATATGCAGATATTAGATGGTCTGGTTTAAATCATGAAAAAACTGTTTATAGTAAGAATGGGTTTACATATATCGGTAACACACCCCCTAATTATTGGTATTTAGATAGTAAACGATTTAATACTCGACATCACAGATTCAACTTTAGAAAAGACGTTTTAGTAAAGGAGGGATACTCTAAAGAAAAAACTGAATGGGAAATTATGCAAGAAAGGGGCTATGACCGAATTTGGGATTGCGGTTCAATGAAGTTTGAGTTTTTATTTAAATAGATATATTTATAACTAAATTACTATCATGAAAAAAATATTAAAATTATCCGAAGCTAATTTAGTTAAACTAATTAAATCTATAATAAAAGAACAAGAAACAAAATATGATATTATAGATAAAACTGTTGGTGAAGTTTTTCCAAATATTAATGGTGTTTATGCAATAAGTAATAGGATAATTGTTTATAGTAAATTTTTTCCTGCAACAGAAACTTTTGATGCAGTAGGTAACGCAAGAAAATATTTAAAAGAGGAAGGTTATGAAAACGGTTCAATGTATATGAATTATCCAATACCTTTTATGTTAAGAGGTAAAACAGGAATTGACGAGGATGGCAATACAATTATTACCACAAAATGGGGTGAAGAAAGACCCTTAATTATTACAAAATTTGATAGATTAGGTAAAAAAAATTGGGAGGAAATGGATGGTGTAATAATCTCTGAAGATTTTAGAAATGGTGATGTTTATCTATTATTTTTTAATTTTCCTGAATAACCTTTAACTTAAAAATACTTTTATAGTGTACATCACACAAAAAAGTAAAAGAGGTAAAAATTAAATTAAGTTTCACATACCAACACCAAGGTTTAATACCTGATTTTGTTTGTATATATTCTCTTGTTTTAAACTCAATACCTAAGTGTTTGGGTAAAAGCCTCATAACAGTATCATTCCATATTGAATGATAACTAATTCTAAATTCAAATTTAGAAAAATTAAATTTAAAAATTTGCATTAGCGTATAATTTTAATTTCGCTTTCAGTTTCAATAACAACTCTAGCACCGCAAGATAAAATAGGTTTCATATCGCATCCGTGACCACTATAAACTATTTTGCTTGGACCTAGAATCTCAACTTCATTACAATAGGTATTTTTTTTACCTTGTTTAATAGTAATAACAGGTAAATCAGTTCCGTTTGTTTTATTGGAACGAATATTGTGTTGATTAACGTGAATTTTGGTTTTCATTCAATATCCTTTTGATAAAGTGCTTCAACTTTTTCTATTGTTTCATCCAATAAATCAAAATAAGGCTCAACAATAAGATTTTTGAGTATATTATCATCATCTTTTAAATAACTACGCATAATTTGTAAATTATTCATTACATCCCATAATGGATGATTAATATCATGTTTTTTTATTTTATTCATAATCCTAAAAAAGTTTATTAAATTTTTGTTACTGATTCAATATAATACATAATTCCATTTATACCATCACCGCTTCTTGCATCAAATTTCATAAAATCAGAACATACAATTACATTATATTTTTCACCGGTATTTTCATCATATTTCACTAAAATATCTTTAATTTTTTCATCACCTTCGGAACTAGCACCAAGTGATGAGTATGAACCAATATATACGGTATCACCAATAGTTAAATCTTTTAAATCTTTCATTTTTTCTTCTCTTTTTATATGCTCTTCTTCTATTTTTTCGTTAAGAGATGTATATCTGTCAAGAATATATTCAACTTCTAAGTCTTTATAATATTTTTCCCAAGCTAATTTAATTTGGTGTATTTTTCTACCACATACACCACAACAATCACCTTCAGATTCCAAATCCATAAAGTCAGAAATATATTGACATTCTTCACAATCCCATTTTGGTGAATCTAATTTATTTGTATTCATTTTCAATTCCTATTTCGTTTATCGCTAAATTAAGATAAAAACGCGACTTTTCCAAACATTCTGTTAAAGTTTCAGATGAACCACCATATAATTCACCATAATTAGCATCTGGTTGACATATTGACCAACACCATTTAAAATTATTGGTTGGATGTGGTTTATCTATTATTATTTCTGGTTCCATATTAAAAAGGTAAATCATCAGGGTCATTTTCATTTGGAAGACATAATCTATTTTTGTCATAACCCATTTCTTCCATTCTTTTAAAATCAGCATCAATAAATTCTCTCCAAGGTTGGTTAAGTTCAGTTAATAATTTTAATATCATTTCTAAATCATATTCACTTAAAAATCTACCGTTTTGTGGTGCGCCATAATAAAAAAATCCATCCTCAAGCATCTGAAACTCACCAACATAAGCACTCTCATTGAAGTATATTTCATAATAAGTTGGTTTTTCTTCTTTGTTTGGTTTTAATATTAAACGATTATTCATTCAATTTTTTTAATTTAATTTATTCCATTTATTATTCGAATCCAACCCAACAGCAAAAATAAATTTTTTATTTTTTAATTTGAAAGAGGCATCTTAATAGCAGGATGACTTTGATAGTCAATTAACTTAATCTGTTCAATACCAATCTTATCCCGCTCAACAATGTAGCCATCAGAGTATGAGTAATCAAAGTCAAGATTTACTTGAGGTAGAGGATATGGTTCTCTAGTAAGTTGTTCCTTGATACCATCAATCTGATTGTTATAGATGTGACAATCACCTAGATTACCAATCAACTCATCCGGTACCATATTAACCTCTTTGGCAAGTAGCATTAGTAGTAGACCGTATGAGGCAATGTTAAATGGCAAACCGAGTGGTGTATCTACTGATCTTTGATTCCACATTAAAGATATTGCTCGACGAGGAACATTACCATTATCTAACATTTGCTCACTAGGTGCCATCATCCATCTAGCAATGTTGTCTCTTTTCATTTTGAATCTCCTTCGTTCCTCAATGCCTAGCTCTCTTGTATAAACTTGAAATCCATAATGACAAGGTGGTAAAACCATTTCATCTAATTGACCTACGTTCCAAGCACTCACCATCATACGTCTTGAATCAGGGTCAGTCTTTAGTGAATGTAGTACACGTTGTATTTGGTCGTACCATATTGAGAAGGGTGCAAGCGGATGACCCTCCGCACTAGTGACCGTTTGGAATCCCTGCCACTGCCGCCATTGCTTACCATAAATCGGACCTAATTCACCCCACTTTTTAGCAAACTCATCATCTGTTCTGATTTTGTTGATGAATTCTTCTTGTGATAAGATATGACTCTTTATTTGGTTAGATACAATATCCATTGCACCTTGAAACTCCGAAATATCATTAGGAACTTTTAAGTTATTTGAGTAATTCTCTATTTTATTTTTGTAATTTTTATAGGCATCACCATCCCAAATATGACAATTATTATCAACCAAATATTTAATATTGGTATCACCTCTCAAGAACCAAAGCAACTCAACTACAATAGACTTCCATGCCATCTTCTTAGTTGTAAGCAAAGGAAACCCATCACTCATCTTGTGACGAATCTGTCTACCAAACACACTACGAGTTCCAGTCCCAGTTCTATCCTTTTTTTCTACTCCATTATCTAGGATGTCTTGGAGTAAAGATAGGTATTGTTGTTCAATATTGTTCATTATTACTTTGTAATAGTTTTAGTATTTATAGATAAT